TTCCCGTAAGTGAGCTTCTGCTTGCTCTTCTTCTAGTTGCCACGTTGGTCTACCTTCCAATCTGTTACTAATCTAAGTTGGACTTCTTCAGGAATTGGGACGCCGTCGGGTATAACTACCGAGTACGAATCAATCTTGCGGATAAGAATGTCACTTCGAGGCTCTTGGTCGCTTGCTAGCCGCTGTTTTACAAACTCATCGTCGACAATAATTGAGCACCACTGGCCTGGAAAAAATGTCCCAACCTGTGGATAAAGCGAGCCATTAACAACTACGTTGTACACCCCAACAGGAGGACGAGACTCAAACAAATAGTCCCGAGCGTAAGCGTGAAGAGATAACTCGTCTTCAATTTCGTCTAACTGTTCTGCTAAGTCAATCAAAGGCCAGCTTCTCCCGTTGGGGTTAGCTAACATAGTGCGGTCCGCGGCTCCTGCATAGGGTTGGCTAGCGTCATCGCTTAGGTCCTCGATGCTGCCAACTACAAAGAACCTAGTAGCGGCGTCCTCTGCGGACTCCTCAACACTAAAACTAAGTATGTTTCCAGGATACTCAAACACCAGTCTTTCAGCACCAAAAGCAGTGACTGGGTAAATTTCCCCCTCTGGCGGGGCCTCAGCAAGGCTGATAGGAAAGAGCCTGAATGTTCTACTAAAAGTTGCGGTATCGAAATTGTAGTCGCAGTCAATGCGATACTCGAACCCACCCTCAACTGTGTTGGAGTACTGCTCGAGTATCTCTCCAACAGTCTTCTGCTCAAAGCCTCTCAAGATTTGAGTATCTTGGTAATAACCGCTCTTATCTAAATTTTCAAAGTCAATCCCGATATCGGCATTAGCTGTGTAGCTTCCATAGTCCCCGTAAATTACTTTGGACCCAAATAGAGCAATGCCACCTGCAACACCCTCTGGGCCAACATTTAAGATGCCCCCCGAGCTAAAGCTAAAACTGTTTGGGCTAGGGACATCTATAATTGTGAAACGTCCGTTAAATGTTGTATCTAGTCTCCCAGTGAAGAAGGCGTCCACGCCTGTAACAATTACTGTCTGCCCAACTGTTGCATTGTGCGCATCGTCAAGGGTGAGGGTTGCTACGTTATCTAAAAGCTGCTTGCTTTCCACGTTTTGCGTGCGGATACCAGGCACAGACGAAAGAGGAATCGCTGGCCCGTCAAGTAAAAATCTAATAGTCCGATTATTTGGAACTTCTGAGATTATGTGAAACCCGTCTAACTCTGAATCAATTTGAACTAGTTCTATCTCTTGACCCGCAATTATGCTGTGGTCCTCGCCTGTTTGTAGGGTCACTACACCAGCTGACCGTAATTTAGATACAATTTCTGCTTGAAGCTCTTTAGCTGGTTTAATTACTTCGTTAGCAAAATTAAAGCCGCTTAGGTCTTTGGAGGTTTGAAAGATAAGGTCTCTAGCAAAATCGTAGGTGTCAACTAGGCTACGTACCGCTCCGCTTGTACTGGACCCGCTGCCATCTCCAGAAGTTGTTTTAAAGCTAAAGCTAGTCGTTGAATTAATCTGCGTAATTGTTTGGACACCATCAACAATAGGACTTGTGAAAGACACAGCTATTTTTTGTCCAACGGCGAATCCCTGAGGAAACTCGGTAACTATAGTCCCTACGCCTGATGCCACGGAAAACGTGGAGACCCCGATAAAGTCAGAGCCGTACTGAATTGTCTGCCAGATGTTCCTGTGGTAAAAGTAGCTCATAAACTCAGCGCCGTTGACGCTTAGAGTCTCGCTGACCGCGTCGTACGACCGAGACCAAATTATCCCACCCCAAACACAGACGTCGTTTCGCATAATGTATATCCCTGTTCGACCAGGCATAGTTGATTCGTAAAGGTTTAGTCCTTTAGTGGACTCAATAAATGGGATGCTTCCGCTAAAAGCTCCAGCTCTGCGGTTTGCTCTTTCGTAGGAAACGCCTTTAAACGGGACCTCAGAAATTACATCATTGCTGAGTAGGTCAGTTAGGAAGTAACGGTATTCAACCTGTGTCTCGATAGTCATTTAATGTCCTTTAAGTATTGTGTTAGCCGAGCCATCCAGAGCGGTAATAGACTCGAAGAGATGTCTCACCCTCTGGGTTACCTGAGTCAATAAATTCTAACTCATTATCTCCAGGAGCTAGTTTTATGAAGTTAGCCAATACATCGACTCTGCCTCTTGCTCCCTCAACTTCTCCGTTGAAAGCTACCTCGCGGTTTTGGGTGTCAATCTCAAGGATGTCTGCCGAAACAATTGCGGTTGCTCCCGATAGTCCAGGAGTGAACTGAACGTTCTGAGTTTTAATAACGTTTCCACCAGTAAACGTTTCTGGGATTGTGTCCGAAATAGTTGCTGTGCCGCCCGTAGCAGTCAAAGGAAGACTTCCACCTACCTCTGCTTGCCCGTTAGGTGTAACATTCACCAAGGAAATTGCCCCTGAGAGCTCGACAAAGACATCGGCGGTTGCTCCTGTTTCTTCGTTTACTGGGTACGAAATGAGAGCAACGTTGGCCGCCGTCTTTTGGCACTCCAAAACATTTAGAAAAGGAATAGCGGAGATAGTGTAGGTTCCATCAAAAGGAGCACCTACCCCCGTAATTGTAATTTGTTCGCCAAAAATCGCACCGTGGCTATCTCGGGTAGTTATGGTTATAACGTTTCCAGCTAAAAGGATGGAAGCAATCTTTCGGCTTCCAGCTCTAGCTGTACCGCCAGTGGGTATGGTGGTTGAGACTTGATTAGACCCGCTGTTGGAAAAAGTAAAGGTGGTCGAACTGGGGAGGCTGGTAATTGTATGCGTTCCGTTAAAGTCTCCAGTACCACCACCACCAGCACCCTCTACAACAACCTTCTCTCCAACCACAAAACCGTGCGACTGAGACGCAGTTAAGGTTGCAACGTTGTTAGACCTTGCTTTGGTCACAATTGTTTTTTGGGTAGTTCTGACTCTGCGGTAACCAAAATCCGTGGGGAGGTAGGTAGCGCCAATTGTGTAACCACCATTTAGAGATAAGTCGACTCCAGTGACATTTACGTTTTCGCCAGGAACAAACCCGTGGGGAGCTGAAGTTGTCAAAATGACAGTGTCTTGTACCATTTGTTTTTTGATAATAGTTCGAGCGTTAGTTCTGGTAGAAGCGTAACTAAAAGAAGTAGGGGACGGAATTGCAGTAACTTCGAATGTTCCGTTGTAGTTAGTCCCAACGCCAGTTATTGTGACGGTTTCTCCAAGAATGAACTGATGAACGTCAGAAGTGTTAATTGTTGCAATGTTGGAAATTAACGATGCCGAGATAACGCTCCTCGGAGGAATACGAGTTTTGGAGAACTGCAAAGAATTAGCAGCAGGAGTAGATGTGATTGTGTGCACGCCGTCAAACACTGAATCCACGCCGTTCACAACTATGGAACTACCTGTGACTAGCCCGTGAGGTTCGGTCGTTTTTATAGTAGCAAAACCCGCTGACAAAGACTTGAAAGCTACAGGGATGATAGAAGCAGCGTCTGCTTCGTAATTGAAAGTTGTGTCAGTAGGCACAGCTGTGATGAGGTTGTCCCCGTCAAAGGGTGCGTCGATTCCTGAGACATAAACGCTATCTCCTACAGAGAATCCATGAGCCTCAGTGGTGGTAAGTGTGGCAATGTCTTTTAGCGTAGCTAGGTTGAAAGTGAGCTGCTTGTTAACTACGGTGCGAGAGATTGGACCTTTCAACCCCTGAGTCAAAATGATGAGCTCTTCAGTTGCTCTGTTGAAAATAGTTCCTGGACCAGCAAACGGACCTGACACCTCTAGGAAGCAAGGCACCGAGTAGTTTCCAATATTGGTAATCGTACCTAGCCCACTAACACCAGTTGCGGAGTTTCTAACTGGAACCTCAGCGAAAGCGTATCCATCTGGGCTTGCGTCGTTCCACGCATACTTAATAGGGTCGGCAGCACGAAGCCCGATTTCAAAGTTGGTTCTGCCTCTAAGGTTTTCAGTCTCAATCGAGATGTCGCCGTTTAGCGTTACATACGCTGCTCTAATTGGGTCGCTGCCTGTTTTAAACCAAACGCCAGTTCTTGCCAAGTTAGCGGTAGCTGCAATAAGCCTGTCACGAGCGGCCTCAACGAGTGCTGGTTTTGGGACTAAGAAAGAGCCTCGAATAGAAAAGCTCCGTGAGTTGTAGCGCCCTCGTACTTCATACGAACCATCACCAAAGCCTCTAGGAATGTCTGGCACATCTGCTCTAGGTGCTTCCCACCATCCTGGAATGTCAGTAACTACCCAAACAACTCCTTCAGAGTCTAGGGTGTTGAGGATAAAGTCCCCAAGGACAATGTTTGCGTCAAGCTTTAGGCGGCCAATGTCTGGGCTAAAGAGCTCTTGTAGCCCTCTGTCTACTGAAAAGTTTTCTTGTCCTTGTGTGTAAACCATTAGACTGCGCCTCTCCTAAGCTCGAAAGCTAACCTGCGAGAGACAAGCTCGGCAAGCTCGCGCTCGTTCATCCCTGCGGATGGGTAAACGTTGATTGTAGAGCCTCCACCAGCGCCACCAGATAAAAGCCTAATCATTGCTTTGTCACGGGTAGACAGCCCGTCTTTATCAAGAGGCTCTACTCGCTCTGAACGGCCACCTTCTCCGATAACTGCCATCATCCCGCCTCGCGTAGCAGGAACTATGCCACCAGCAGCCAAACGGGGGATATTAGGAGTGTCAATCGTAAATCCTAAGCCAGCAACACCTAGAGCTTTGGATATAAAGTTCGTAGGAATTCGGATGTCTAGGCTAAAGTTATTCCATTTATCGATTATGAAGTTAAGAGCACTCTTAAAACTATCCTTGAGCCAATCCCAAAGTCCTGCTGCAGCTGCTCCTATTTTAGCTGGTAGGTCTTTAAAGAACGGGATGAGGGTGTTATTAAAGTAGTTTTTTACCCCGTTAAAGGCGTCTTTAAACAAGTCACTAAAGAACGCAAAAATGTTCCCAGCCGCGTTTGAGATTAGCTTGCCCAAGCCTTTAAACCAGCTGGGAATAGTGGTAGTGAAGAAGCTTAAGAACCCCTGCCAAGCGTCCTTAAAGAAGTTTAAGAACCAATCAAAAGCTGCTTTAGCAGCGTCACCTATGGTTTTGCCAAGGTTTGCAAAGAATGGTAAGACGGTGTTGTTCCAGTAATCTAAAATTGCCTGCCAGATATTAAAGAAAGCGTCTTTTATAAAAGCCCATGCTTCGCCAAAAAACTCACCGATTTTTGCACTTGTCTCTTTGAAAAAGGCAACAATCTCGTCCCAGTACTTAACAATAAAGAGGATGGATGTCACAACCACGCCGATGAGAAGACCCCAAGGGCCGCCAAGGAATTTAAGAATATTAACAGCCACTGTAGCTAGGAAAGGTAAAAACCTCGTGAGGAAGAACACCTTAACTCCAGGAAGAATACTCATATACATAATTTTAAGTTTTAATGGGAGAAGCTTAAAAAATGTTGTCAGTGCTAGAAAACCTTTTGGACCTAGAATTAGCGCAAGATTTCCTAGAAACGCTTTGCCAAGGAATTTAACCACAGCGATTATTCTTCCAACCGCTGTTACAATTCCAAAAAGGAATCCAACAAACTTTAGAACACTCTGGACTATTTCGTTTGAAAGAATAGCGTTTACAATTTGTAGAGCGCCAGTTAGGGTCGAGAAAAAGGCCTGAATCGCACCGCTGTCTGTTAAGTTTTTTATTAGTAGGGCGAACTCTTCTAGGAAAATACCCAACTGTGCGATAGCACCGTCTTCTTTTCCAATTTCATCGCCAATCAGATTAAAAGAGTCAGTGACTTTTTCTATTGACGTTATAAATTGCCCAACTCCAGGAGAGGCACCAAGAGTTAAGAATCCGCCTATTATTTTCCCAATTACGTCTAGGATTTTTGTAAAGTTTGTGACCGAGTTTGTAAAGAAGGTTTTTAGAGAACCGTCGTCTTCCCCCGTGGTAATAAAGGCTTTAAAAGATTCGGCTGAGGTCTTAAAGTATGTAAGAAGCTGCTCTCCAGGCCCTCCTGGAGCATTGATAACTTCTCCAATTAGCCCAAAAGCATCTTTTAAAGCCCCAAAAGTGTCTTTTAGAAGCGTTACTTTGGTCTGAACCCCTTCAAAAGTCCTAGCTAGCGTTCCATTGGTCTCTTCTAATTTTTTAGTTTCTTTCCAAGCTGCGCTGGTGTTCCGCGCCCAGTCCCCGAAAGTAGTAATCAGCGGCTCTGCGGCAGCTAGAAGAACTAAAAATCCTTCTAGGAGGTTTATAACTGTTTGACCAAGGTTTCCTAGAAGGGTATTGTTAGTAGACCAAACAGCTTTTAGTCTTTCAAAGTTCTCGCCTTGGAAAAATGTCTTAGCAAAAGTAACAGCCAAGTCCCCAAGAATGCCGCCTGTTTCTTCGAAGAGAGGCTCTAGTTCTTTGAACTTCCCAATAATTATTGTCAGAGACTCTTCAAGCTTCGGAAAGAGCTGTCGTCCAGCAGCGTCACGGAGAGAATCAAAGGCTTTTTGTTGCTCAATCAGGAACTCAACAAAGCTCTGAGCCTCTGGTGAAAGCTTTTCTAGTGCGTTTCGATACTCGTCAATTCCGCCTGAAGCAGCTTTTGACGCGGCCTGCTGAGCAAGTTGAACTTGCTCTCTAGCAGCAGCAACTCTTCTGTTTAAGTCACGCTCTACGGTTCCGCCAGCACCAGCGTCAGCTGCTGCCTTAGCGGCGTCTTCCGTGGCCCTGCTTGCATCTCTAATTGCCCTAGCAGCGGCAAGCCCAGAGTCAAGTTCGGCCTGCTGGGCCTGTGCAATATCTTCTTTAGCCTTAACAACTTGCTTAGACCCCTCAACGCCAGCTTTCGTAGATGCTTCTGATTCTTTTTTGAGGTCTGAGTTGTTGTCAATAGCCTTGCGGAGGTTTAGCTCGGCTTCTGCAAAGGCAAGCTCTGCTTCTTGGCGTGCTCTGGAGTTCGGTGGGAGGTCCTGAACTCTTTGCAAGGAGTCGCGAGACTTTTCAAAGGCAAGGCGAGCCTTTTTCTCTGAGATAGCACCACCCTCAACCTCAAAACGAAGTTGCTGTATCTTTTCTCTGGCGTCATCACGAGCCTCGTTGAGGTCCTCGAGAGCATTGAGAGAGTTCTTTTGTGCTTGATTATAAGTTCTAGTAGCTCTTTCGGTCCCGAGCAATGCGTCAGCAGCCGCTTCTTCGGCTCTGACAGCCCTCTCACGTGCTGCTGCAAGGGCTTCAGGCTTTTCTTCTTCTAGTAGCCTCTTAAGAGATAATCTGGCGTCACGGAGGCGCCTAGCGGCTGCCGCTTGTGCATCACTGTTGTCCGCCGCCGCTTTTTGTGCCTTCAAGCCAGCTGAAAGGGCATCGCTTACGCCTCTAAAGGCCACTTTAGCCACGATTGCAGCCTGAGCTAAGCTACCTAAGGCCGCGACGAATACGATTGAGCCTCTGGCTACGTTTCCAAGAACCGCACCCAGTACAACCAATCCGCTGACGAGGCTACCGATGATACCGACTACTGCACCAATTGCAGGAACAAGAGCAAATGAGGCTATGTTTAAGTTACGGAACTTTACTCGGGCTGCTTCAATCTCTGAAAGAAAATTTGCACTTAATCCAGAGCCTATCTTGTTTCTGTTGAGACCTTTGTTTACTCCGTCTCCTAGGTCCCTACCAGCTCTATCCCCGATGCTGCCCATGCCGCTCAGGTCACGTTCGACTTGCTTTTTGAATCCAGCGGTGAGAGCGCGTACTACTACATATGCATCACCTACTACTGCCATACGCTCTCACCCCCTTCTTCTAACGACTTTCAGGCTGGTCTAGGACCCGCCCAAATGGAAGCGGACTATCCGCATCAAAGTCTGTTGTCGGTGTATACGCCCTTGTGGGACGCTTTTGCTGCATTGGGTCAGGAATCACTTCGTCGGTGCTTCCCATCAACCCATCCGAAGGAAGGGTGTCATCACTCATATTATAGCTTTGTCCTGTATTATTGACTCCGTACTTATACGTAGTTCCATACAGGTCCCTATACATAACGGAACGTATTTGTGTTTTGGCTTCGGCTTCTTCAGAGGAGCTGACCACTAAATCTTCTTCGAAGAAGTAGTGAATAACATCTAACATGTCTGACAGTTCCATTTCTTTAAGGTTTATGCCTTGCACAAGGGCTTTTCCGTTTATATAAGGCCAGAGGTCAATTGCCCACTCTACAAGTCCTCTGGCCCCGCCGTAGGGCGGCTTGAATACTCCTCTACGAGCCATGAGGTGATTTCACCAAGCGTCTCAACTGAGACAATGCGGATAGGGTCCCTCAATAGGATGTCGAAACGGGCATAGCTCTCCTCTACGAGGACAGCCTTGAAAAACGAGTCAATAGTTTTGGCTATTGCAGCTCCGTCGTTTTCGTCTGAGTTAGCCACTAAGTCGAGGAGCATCTTACCCTGCAAAGCTGGGTAACACTCGAAATCTTCTCCGTGGAGCTTAAACGAAACAGGCGTATCTGTGACAGCTGAGCCAGCACCGAAGTCCTTAAATCTATTCGTCATACTTCTTCCTTGTCTATGTCATTTACGCACAACTAATGCAGTGCGTCCTTACTACTATCTATCTTATCAACTTTAGATTGTCTGATAAATAGCGATTTGGCTTTGTTCCAGGATGCCTTACTAGAGGGGCAAAAACAATTACGCCCTTGCTAAAGAACCTCAAGTGGGTATTCGGCCCTTTAGGGAGGATTAAATGGGGCTTAGTGCCCTCGTGATGCATGTAGGCATACTTTACAGAGGAGCCAATCTTTAGATATTGACCTCGGGAATCTCGCATGTGACGCATGTGAATCGATGAGCGCAACTGCCCCGTTTTTACCCCAACTTGGGCCCTAGCAGCAGCTGTAACCTTACGGCCTTGCCCTTTTAGGTATCGCCCAACTTGTCCACCAGGAGAGTTTAGGTAGTTGTCAATTACTGGTTGTCTCCAAACCAGTCTTACGTTCGCCATTATGGAATAGCCATTGTGATGGTCAAACGGGTCGTCTGGAATCCGCCTTCGGGGGAGTCAACGTCTACAGTTGCGATTACGCCGAGGCCTAACCCACTGGGCAAGCCGCTCCAGCTTGAGTCAAAATCTCTAACGCTTTCCATAAGAATCCAAGCGTCTAAAGCTGAGACTTCAGTAGCGTCTTGGATGTTTACAGAGTTTGGCGGGTTCCCGTTAGCCTGAGCTACAGGCACTGCTCGGGATACAGAGACAAGAAGAGTCGCACTTCGTGGGTCGTTACAGCGCCTAGGCTCGTTGGCTTCGTCGCCAGGAGTTCCAATGTACATCTGGATAAGAGACACAACTAGCTGCTCACAGTCAACCGCGGGGGCTCCAAAAGTGTAATACTTGCGGGTCGGGACAGGCATGTTGTAGGAGTCGTACACAGTCACAACTTTGGAGAGAACTTCTCCAAGAAAGGTTGCTAAGTTCCTAGCGTCGTCATTTACGCCACTGATGTCTGCTATTGCCATGTCATTTCTTTCTTATGTATTATGCAATTGCTATTGGTGTTGTGCGGCCACCTAGCTGATAGATAATGTTACCCGTTACTAGGTTGATTATCTCGTTGACCTCAGGGTTTCCTAAACTTGGTCGGCTTGCATATATATCAATTAGTCCAGGATTACGAGGACCTAATATCCCAAGCAACGCTGGGTAGCCCAGAGCGATTCTAATGGTACCGTCTACTCTGTCCAGCTGAGCCTCATTTGAGAAGTCAGTAGTTGTAGAGCTGTTGTAATTAGACACTGTTGCGTACACGTTCCATGCGCTGTCTTCGGTAAGGAACTCTCCACCAAATTCGTTGATGTAGTAGACCTGCGTGCCACCCTGAGAGTTGAAGTACAAATCGTATGAGCTGAGCTCGAAGGCAGGGGACTTGCCGATAATTCGACGAGCACGAGGCTGGTCTGGAGAGAACACTCGAGAACGAGCACGGGCCTTGTCTGGGTTAACAGCACGCAAGAAGAGGTCAACTGCGTAGATACCAGTCTTGAGCTCGTCAATAAAGTCTTGGTTGTCAAGTACTGTGTAAGAGACTCCCTGACGAGCAACAGAAGTCACACGTTGAGGAAGGGCGCAGGTGTCGTCTCCTGAATAAAGCTTTACTAATTCTGTGGCTAAAAGTCTCGCAGCGGCTCGCCCTGAGGGGGGAGGAGGAGTTCCGTATGTGTAAGTCACTTCAACGTTTGTCGCGGTCCACGAAGCATTTGGTGTTCCGTAAATTACTGAGTGGTCTGCTAAGTAGTAAGTGTCTGGGTCAATGAGTTCACCCTGCATATCTCGCATGTTGTGAATCTCAACAACTTTGCGTCCTCGCAGTCTTACGCGGGTAAGAGCGTTGGTGCCGTCTCCAAGAAAGTCATGGTTTGAATAACGACCGTTTCCGCCATTGACAACGTTCTCTACTTTTCCATTAATTAGCTGAGGAGCATGGGACATGCTAGAAGTCCCAGTGCGAAGATATGGGTCATAGGCAGAAACGTACCGCTCAGTGACGGTGGTGCTACCAGAAAATTTACGCCCTGACATACTCCAGAGCAAGTGAGAAGCGGTCTTAATTGCATCATATGCGTAATCAGAGTCTGCGTATTCGCCAAGCTCTTCTACATCTACCCACAAGTTACTCATCAAGGCTCCTTAGATTAGAAAAAGCGGGCAGTTGACGACAGTGTCGTCGTTAACTACCCGCCTCATAACTAAATTATACTGTTGGGTCCTCAGTTGACGCAATGATGAAGTCAATTGGGAGGTCAGGGTTGTAGTACTCGCCGCCAGGTACGTTGTACGTGGTGGTTGAGCCTTGGCTGTCAAAGTCTTGGACTGTGATGTAGCCACGCTGACGGATAGCTGTTCCAGCAGGTGACACTGGGGTTGAAGCAACATCCGCTGATGTCTTAGCAAAGCGGAAGGTTGTTCCTGTAGGGACAGCTGTGATTAGGTGAGTACCGTTGAACTCTGAGCCAGACTCAGCCACAACTACTGTCTGACCAATTCCGAAACCGTGAGCTGTTCCAGTAGTCAAAGTAGCAACGTTAGAGGTCAAGCTCTTGTTGCTAATAGTGTTTGTGGACTCGTTGTGCCAAGTGTAGAAGCCACGAAGACCTTCAGGTGCCCAGTCGCCACGTGCGTAGCTGTATGGGCGCTCTGTAGCAACTGGGAACTCCCAGCGGCCGTCAAGACCACTACCGAATGCAACGTTTCCAAGGCCGTAGCCCTCGAAGGTGTTGGCAAGTAGGCCGTTCTCAATTACGCGGTCACCAGACTGGCGAAGCTTTGCGTATGGGAAGACCCAGTAGAAGTAAGGAAGAGTTGATGCACGCTTGCCGTCCTTAACAGCGAAGGACCAAACCTCGATAGTAACACCGTTACCAGCAGGGTCGTCTCCAACGCCAGGTGCCGACCAACCAATGCTCTGGTTGCTAGGCGAGGCGAAGGTGCCAAAGTTCTTGCGAAGAAGAAGACCACCAGACATAAGAGCAGTAAGCTCTGGGTCTGGCTCGCAGATAGCGATTTCCATGGTGATTCTCTTCAGTGTGTCAGGAGCCTTGTAGGAGACACAGATTGTGCCGTCTGCAGACTTCTCTGTTATTTCATCGCCCTCTTCGTACTCAGGAGTAAACGATGCACGCAAAAATGCGGTAGTCGTGTAGCTGTCTCCTGCTCCGTTGAGCATGTTTCCAGCGCCGTCCAGTCGAGTGACTCGGAGCGCCACGCCTTGGACGCTAGCCGCGTAGTCCTGTGTAGCCATTCTATTTCTCCTTATAAGTTGTTGGTTTTGACTTAGTCATTAGGTAGTAGGGATTGTCACTCGCATTGCGAAATGCATTGAGGGGTCAGAGTAAGCCGCCGCAGGGCGATATGCTTTGATTCTCATGTTATTTATTGTAGCATCTACGCCCTGACCCAAGTCTTCGTTTACAACCTCAACCTTGCCAAGGTGGACGTCAACAACACCAGTTGCGTACATCCATTTGTTAGTGACAGAAGCAGCAGCCCCTGTCGCACCTATTGGGCCATTACCTGAGTAACCAGAGCCAATAACTACTTGTGTTCCAAGACGTGTCATAACACTTCCTGGATGCTCGTCATCACCTTTTCTGTAGATGAGACGAGAGCCTAAGTTTGAGGCGATGTCGCGTGTCATGTGGATAACACCGTTTTCGCCTACTGGTGATTCTGAGATTGCTTGCTCAAGGTACATAAGAGAAATGTGCGGAGCAAATGCTCCTGTGACTGGAACTGTAGATAGTCCAGCTTTGCTCATGTACATGTTCCCTGAGCCAACTTCTTCTACGTCTGGGCCAGTGCTGACTAACGCACGAGCTGCTGGGCCATCCCAGAACTCGAGCTCTACGGCCTTCTGAGTAACAGCATCAAGCTCTTGCTTTACGCGGTCAAACCTGTCTTGGCCTAAAATGCCAAAGGTCGAAGCAAAATCTTCTACATCAATAAAGAACGGAACATAGTTTAAGTAGCGGGCTTCAGACTGATTGTCTGTGAGCTCGCCACCTGTTACTACAGCGTCGTTTACGGTTAGAAGACGCACGTATGACGGCATGGTGTTGAATTCTTTATCGAAGCCACGAATCCAACGCTCGTCATACTCACTCCCAGTGTGGGAAGTGGTGGTTGCAACGCTCAGAAGCCCGCAGGGAGCGGGAATTAACTTTGTAGCGGGGAAGACCCCTCTAAATATAGCCATTTTTCCTTATTCTCCTCTGCGGGTTCTGAACATTGCTTTACTTATTACTTATTGCGTGAATCGGGCTTAGAGCTCAATGACTGATGCGGCTACTCCACCAAGGGTGTCGCGAAGTGCAGCAGCTGCACCGTTGACGTTGATGGTTGAAGTAACAGCGAGAGCTTCGACGCCAACCATAGCAATACCTTCGAAGGTCTCAACGAACATCTTGTAATCGTTGGTTCCAACTAGGGTGCTGTCACGGATGATTCCGAGGTCCAGGGTGCCTCCGTCTAGGAACAAGAATGTTCCTTCGGCGAATAGGTACCAAGTGAACGTGTCAGAGAACTCAACAAGTGCAGTTGCACCCTGAGCACCGAATACGTTCTGGTCCAATGAGTAGCTCACGATTACGCCGCGGCTTGCGATGTAGCCATCAATCTCAGCGTAAGCGTTGAGAGTGCTGTCTCCAGGCATAGACAAGGCAAGGTCAGCAGCCATGGCGTCTTTTACCCAGGTAGGGATAATAATACGCAATGGAGCGTCAGCCTCTAGGCGGTGACGTGAACGGTAAGCAGACGCAGCGCGTCCAATCTGGACCAAGAAGTCGCGACCAAAACCGATTAGGTTTGTGGTAGTAACTGCGGTCGAGGCGGAAGTAATCTTGGCTAGCAAGTTCTGCTCTGCTTCACGTGCGTGCTGAATTAGACCAAGCTCGTTGTGACGAGAAATCAACTCAGGGTAAGCGCGTGTTGCAAGGTTACCAAACTGTAGCTGTAGGGTTACAGCGTCAGTTGCTACAGTGTTCTCTGCAGCAGCTTCAACAGTTAAGCTCAGCTTGGAAGATGGGCTTGGGGTCTCAGCTGCATCGTTAGCAGCAGTCCAAACACCAACAGCGTCAGCATAGCTTGATAGCTTAGGTGGGGTAACATAACGGATACCACCACGGTCAGCCTGGAAGCGAGGAAGAGCGTCACGCACTGGGCGAGCGGTCGAACCGTTTCCAAAAACGTCGTAGCGGGCTTCGAAAGGAGCAACGTGTCCACCAGCCGCAACGATAGCCTCAGGTGATACAAGATTACTAATCTTGAGCCTGTTGCTTTCAGCGTCTGAGGTCAAGGTGCGGCTCTCAGGGTAGGACTGAGTGATTGATGCAACAATGTGCTGCTCACCGTCCCCACCGTTCACGCGACGAAGCGCGTGTAGGCGTTTTGCCATTGCCTCAGCAACGGTACTCATGTCATCTAGCGTACTGCCAGCTGTATATCCAGGGATATCTGCACCTGCCGTGATTGCCACGGGAGAAGCGGTCTCCTTGGATGCCAAACGGCGGTCCGCTGGTACCTCTAGGTCGAGGTTGTCTGCATTTTCGGCAGAAGCGGTCACAGGTGCCTCCATAGTTTCTTGAGCTGATAATTCAGCTGCGTTTGATGTGGTTTCTTCGTTTGTTGCGGCTTCGGCTGAAACTTCTACCTCTACTGCGGCCTCTACTTCGGAGTCCACAGAAGCTTCAGCTTCTGCACCCTCTTCAATGGAAGCAACCTCTTCGGTTGACACTTCTACTTCGGCGGTCTCTACTGCAGCTTCAGCTTCAACAACTGTCTCCACAGAAGCCTCTTCGGCCTCTACTTCAACAACTGTCTCTTCTTCGGCAGCAGCAGTGATTGTCTCTTCGGCGGATGCCTCTGAAACAGTTTCGTTTTCAATTGAGAGTTCGGTAGTCTCACTCAGTTCAGTTGATGCTTCGGACATTGTCTTCTTCTTTTCCATTTCGTCCTCTTCCATTTCGGAATCGGATTCGGTTGGAGTTTCAGATTCGGCTACTGGAGCCTCGTCTTTCATCTCCTCGGATGCTGGCATTGCAGGAACGTCAGGCTCGGTTACTACCTTCTCTTCTTCAGAGTCCATAGCGGCCTCTGAGTCAGATGAGGTCATCTCCTCGTCTTTCATTTCTTCTTTGCCTTTAGAAGCAGTCATATCTTCTTTAGCGTCATCGCCATATACGCGGCTAGCTGCCTCAGCAGCCCGCTGGGCGAGCTCCTGAACTGCGGCCTCGCGCTGCTTGACCTCGCCGCGAACGGCCTCAAGCATGTAGGCAAGCGACGTCATCGCGTCAACTGTCTGTGAGGAAGGTTCCTCGTTCTCAACCGCTTCGAATTCGGCGACAATCTGCTCTTGTAGTTCGGTAACCTGGTCGGCACCTAACTCAGCGAGCTGATTCATCATCTCTTTAATACGGTCCACTGTCCCTCCTTAGGGCAGTTACATAGGACGGATGTCCTACTTGCTTATAGTCGAGGCCAAGGGACTCCGATACGCACAGGGCGTGGAGGCACTCCACCTACATATAATGTTACATAGGTTGAAAAGTAGTGATTGTACGAATAGTCGATTAGATGTGGTTATTAGGTAAGTAGCCTCAAGAGCTTTGCCATCTCGGAAGAAATCTCACTTTGGTTGAAATAGTCTCCACCAGACATAAATCTCTTTAGGTCAGCAGTAGCTATGTCCGCGTCTTCGTCGCCAATTTTGGCTTCAACGCGGTCAATCATCTCTTCCATAAGCTGCTGCAGAGGGGCGGGCACATCGCTGTACCTAATCTTTTGGGCCTCTTCGCCGAACTCAAAGGGGAGGTTAGCAATTACCTCGCCTAGCTTCCCAGAACTCTCACGAACGTTCTCTAAAGCTTCAGGATTAAGTGCTTTTGCGTCCAATCGGTCAACAATCCCGATTAATTCCTGGGCAGACTCGGTTGCTTGCTCGACGTCCCCCGCCTCATCGAAGTTCTCAATCTCTTCAGCTTTCTCAACTGCGTCATTAAGACCAGCAATGCCTAGGTCTGTTTTTAGTCGAGCTAGGACTTTACGAAACCTGCCAGAAGTATCACGAGGTTGAGTGTCAGGAGTGAACTTAGGAGTTGCGTCTTCGTTTTCGCGAGAAGTTTTTTCTACTCTCAGAGCTTCAATCTCTTCAGGCGCTATTCCTTTTAAATCTTCTTCATCTCCTGCTGCTGCAGTAAAACCCTTTTCAGTAAAAAGTGCTTCTAAATTTTCGGAATCAGGACTTTTTTTTAGACTCAGGGCTTCAGAGATGGCAAGGGTCCGCTCGTGTAGCGAAAGCTCTTCACCATCTGCGCTGTACTGGGTGCTCCACTTTGGTGGAAGCAGGTCAATGCGGTTTAGGCCGCGGGCGCGAACCATAATGTGCTTACGTACCGCACCTTTAGCTCCAGCTTTTGCTCTTCCGTATGCACGGACTGCATTGCGTAGGTCAGAAATGTTTCTGATTGGGAACGACCCATCGGGCATAGCCTTACCTTCTCTGGCAAGACGGCGACGAACGCGACGAGGAACAACAGCAAGTTCATTCTCTGGGTCATCGTCCATCATTTGAATCATGTACTCAATGGACTCATCGTCTTCTTTTTTAGCTCCCTTAACACGGTCAGACAATTCGGTCATGCGCTTAAGGTTCTCAGAGCGAATTTCTTCACGAGCCTGAGCAAAACGAGTACGCGCATCTACAAGCTGAGGCTCAGACTGAGCAACTGCAAGAGCATCAATCCTTGCGTTTAGCTCAGCAAGTGGGTCGCTCTTTAATTGAGCAAGCATGCTTGCACCAGCAGCAACCAAAGCCATAACTTGCCCTGAAGCAACTCTTGCTCGGGCGATTGGGAATCCAGGCACGTTTACCTGACAAACAGCAACTAGTTCTAGGCTGCCTTTGATAGGCCTCCAGTCACCAGAAGGTGCTGAAGCACGAGCTGCACGAATCTGTTCTGGAGAAGTTCCAGAGCGTAGTGACCCAGCAACCCAAATACCGTAAGAGTCTTCTCCAGCATGAACGTCAGCAAAAGCTGACCCTGTGTCGTCGTAGTGCTTTGCAGCCTGCTGAGCAGATGCCTCAAGACCAGCGTGACCGCCAGCAAGAGTTAGCTGACCAACTGGTACATCCGAACCGTCATCGGTGCGAACTACCCCCGTGTGGAAGTACGAATACTTGCTGCGAGAGCGAGGAGGCTTTGTCCCAAAGGCCATTCCGATGTGGTCAACGTGCCATGCAGCAATGTGACCAAACACGCGTCCATCGTCTCCGATAGTTAGTGGAGTGGCTTTTTTAAGCTTTGGGTCGTCGAACCAGCTAATTGGAGGCTCGTTCGGGATTGCGCCAGCGACTATTCCGCAGGCAACTAGCGCGGAAGCGTCTAGAGGGTTCACGTTATCTACGTAAATACCGTCTGGTTGCATTGTCTCCTCCTCGGAGTTGGTACGTTCGTCAACAATCTGTATGAAGCATTCCTGAAAAGCTGGCTTAGGCACAATAGTCACAGCCATTACACGAGCGCTTGTTATATTTATTCTACCTGAGCTGATGTCCTTTGAGTCGTCTCCAGTATCCTCTGGAGCTTCTTCATCAGCTTCAAACTTATCCATGTCGGCAGACACTCCGCGGATGAAACCGTAGCGAACTAGCCTCTCTGCTTCTTGGCCAAATTCTCCAGAATCAAAGACACCTATAGCGTTCCCAATGCCCTCATCGGTTCGCTCCATGTAAGTTATCTGCCCCACAACTACAGAACCGTCGTGACCGTTGCCCGTTTTAATCTGCCACAAAAGTGGTAACGGAAGGTCTCTCATAGAAATAGAGCCCTTTTGGAAGATACGTCCGTCGCCAGTCTCGGTGCCCTCGGGGATTACTAGAGGAATCGAGAACTTTGCACCGTGCTCTGTAGGGGTAGCGGCAATTCGCCCTGCCATTCTGGACTTAGCCGAGGTTGCACGGGCACGTAAGGTTGCCATCTCAATAATGGCAGCTTCTGTTTTTAGGCCAAATAGCTCGGTGGTCTGCTTCTCTGCAGAAGCTTTAAGGGCTTTACCCTTTTTCTTCCCAACATTGTTCTTGTCTCCAGGCCATACGCCAGTCATCTCCTTGTGACGAAGAGCACAGTAGCCCTTTGCACGTGGGCCCATGTACTTCTTAAGCTGACGATTACATCGGGTCCAGTCGCCAGGAGTGTTCCAGCGAATCTTAAGTCCGCCTTTTCCTACAGTCCAGTAACGGCGCAGGGCTCCAGCGTTGCCTTTGTTGCGGTCAGCACCGCCAGCAGCCATAAGTGCAGAAATTATTGAATTGTTGGTCAAAGCAAAATGTGACTTTACGGTTACACTCGCCGTGACTGACTCTCCGTCAATCTGTTCCGTAACAACTGCCAAGTTCTCTGTGTCTAACACAATTACAGGAGGGGGGGTAGGGCTGTTTAAATCGGCAAGAATCTGCGCATCTTTCACCCATTTGCCAGGCTTCCTAATAAAGGTAACTGGAACTGTTGTCTTAGTGGTTGCTGGGATTAGGCAAACTAGGTTCATTACCGCTTGAGGGTCGTCATCGGCGACAATAGCCAAGTACAAAGGCTTAACATCAGTGCTTTCTGGGGTTAGCTCACGGGCTTTGCCGTCTGCAGCTGCGGTGAGTCCTTCGACAGAGAGTCGAGTTGGGTCAAACTTTTTATCCAAATCACTTCGGTTTTTAGACCCAACTACTTCGTTACGAGACTTTTTATCATCTACGTCTATGCCAGAGTAAGTCTTAGGTGTGTACCAGCTTGAGTAAGTTTGTCCAGAGCCTTTGCCAGACTTATCACCGTATACAGAATCTAACCAGTCGCGAAGAAGTGGCTCGTTGTAGACGTTTTCTGTTGTAGCAGGGCTCCATCCAGGCTTAGCCGTACCATCTGGGTTAAAAGAGCCCTTGTGGTAGCGTCCCAGCGCAGTGTTGATATCTGGCACAGCTTTAGGAACAAACGGAGGAATTGGGTCACCGCTGTACTCAGGGGCTAACCTTTGGTCTCCAGCCCAAGAATTGTAGTCTCCAACTAATGTGTTCACATTAGAAGCAGATAGGGGCGGAAGTGTTCCAGGAAGCTGGGCATTTGGCTGGTCAATAGGAGTTCTTGGCTGACCAAGGATTCCACTAAAATCTAGGTTGCTAGAAGGAAAGTCAGACGTAGCCACTGACTTAAAAGTATCTATCTGCTGAGTTAAGCCACCAGCAACTGTTACGGACTCGCCGTTAGCAAGTTCAACAGTTACAGTCTCGTTTTTTGCGTCTTGCGCAGTTATTACGCCTTTATAGTTAGCGTCTCCGCCAATAATTACTGTAGAGCCGTTCTTTGAGAAGCGGCCCATCATGTCACGAACCTGTGTCTCGGCTCGCTCTGACCTTTCTTCTGGAGTGTCTACTCCTGGACTTGTGTCAACGGAAGGCTGCTCAGCGAACATTGCTACGCCTGAGGCCATAAGACCGTCGTCGAACTCGTCTTCTTCTTCTAGGAAGTCGGGGGTCTCGTCACTAAACTGGTCTAGCAATTCAAAGTCAAGCTCTGGCATTGCTGCTTCAAACATTTCTGTCTCGTCAAAGTTAATCTGCTTTAGGAACACTGGCTCCATAGGAGCGTTATCTAACATTGCAGAGCAAGCAATAGCAGTGTCTCGGTCAACAGGAATATAGGTTTTTTGGCTTCTGTCGTACGGACCGTCTAGGGCTTTGTCGTAAGTTTCAAAATCGTTCTCAACGTTGCCCATATCTTCCCAAGAGCAGTTGTCCCAAACCTTGCAAGTTCCGTCTTCGTCTACCTTATATAAGCGGTCAATGCCGCCAGTGGTTAGATTTATGCGAATGTAGAAGTCAGGCTCTACTCCAGTAGCAGCATAGGAGCCGTAGTCAAGTTTTTCTTGGGCATAGTACTCGTCATACCCGCCAGAGGTTAAAGCTCCTTGAGCATTCTCACGCTCAACAATGGCAGAGGCCCAGCGCTGTGCAGCGTCTCCACCCCAAAGAGCCCAAGCAATACGACCGTTAGATGGGTAGTTTTTTTCTCCAGGCTTATAGCCTTTTGCCTTCTTGTCAACTTCGTGACGAGGGAAATATTTAGCAATGTGACGTACTTTTTGAATACCAACTTGGCCGCCTGCAAGTAGGGTCCTCGCATTATTCAGACCAACAGGAGTGCCGCCGCGCTTTTCTTCTTTTCTCCAAGCTAGCCCTCTTTTTGCTTCCGAGACAACTGACTTAGGAATTGTGTACATACGGTCATTAGCAGATAAAACTTTGATATCTAGTTCGGTGACAGCGGCTCTAGCCAATTCTGCCGAAGGGCCCTCAGGCTCGGCAACTGAAGCATCCCACTGCGCTGAGGCAATAAGAGTCTCGGACTCGTCAATGGAAACAACCGTGTTGGACAAGGTATCAACAATGACAGCTCGCTCGTTGTCTGTGTACAGGAGTCGGGTTTCGTGCTTGCCGTGGAATTCCATGTGTTATTCGCTTCTCTCGTAGTCAGCCAAGTCTTTGGAGGTAATTAGCTCGTTGTCATCAAAACGTGCTACAAGTTCCACAGATTTGTCATAGTCAAGTTCTGTAATCTCAGTGTCATCAAACTCGGCAGCAATCTCGGGGGTGCCCAGTCTCCACCTGCCATCAATTCTGAAAAAGGTTCCCAGGTTCTCAACATCGTAGACAATAGTGACTACCTGGTCTATGCTGGTATCGACCAAAGCCTCCACAGACTGCATTATCTCAGTGCCCTGAGTTTCTGCCATTAGGCTTCCTCACTGTCTTCTAATTCTGGATTAAGATTTCGTAAGTCATCTGCTTCTGACACCTTACGAATAACGTATTGAGCATCGAAAGCTTCAAAGGTAATTATACCGTCTGAATCAATAGTGACATCCTCGCTATCAACCAAGAAGTCGTATCCGTAGTCGCTCATGTCTACAGTAATATAGTCGTCTGGGTTGTCTGGTGAAGAGGTAAGAGTGGCCCCAAAGATGTACCGTTTGAAGACCCCCTCGCTAGAAGTTTTCTCAAGAATACCTTCGCCTTTAAAAATTAGTCTCTTGTCTTTCATTACTTAACTCCAAACATTTCTTCTACGGGTTTTCCAGAAATCTCGGTGATTCCTTCTGCTGTTAGCCGCTCTAATAAAAACTTCCTAGCCGATGAGTCCAAGGCTATCCCAGAAAGGTCTGCCCAGCTGAGATTCTCCTTGAACAGTACTTCTGATAGGTTTTTATTCTTTAGAAGCTCTAAGTAGTCAGTATCGGCTACTTTTTTACCCCATGCGTCATAGCTAGAACCGTAAAACTCGGGGCGGCGAATAAGTTGGACTCCGTCAAAGAAGAAGTTTAAACTTTTGTAGGAAACGCCGTTCAGTTCCATAGAAGAAACTTTTGAAGTAAAAATGTACCCTGCTCCAACTCCCGCAAGGTCAGAGGAGCTTGATTGCCCAGAGGTGTTTATACCTTCGCTCCAACGAGTAACTGTGGAGTACAATCCGCCACCCTTTTTGAATAGCAAATCGTAGACAAAGTCTGCACGTTCTTTGTCGTCATTAGGTAGATTTTTGTCAGCAAAGTTGTGCTTAAAGAAGTCAACTCCGTATGTTGCCGCTAGCTGCTCTGCAACTTGTTCTGGAAGAAGATACTGGATAATACCCTTTTGCTGCTCGTCTACACGGACTTCCATGTTATCGGCAGTAAAGCCGTAGTTTTTCTCTACTTCATCAAGAATCTGCTTACGAAGCTCTCCCTCGTAGTTTTTTGCTCCGTTGCCTTTTTGGCCAAAGAGGCTAATAATTTTGTTTTCCGCTACTCCCTTAAAGTCTGACTTCATAGCGGGGCGTACTTCTTGGATAGCAGTCAATTCTTTTAGGGCAGCTGCAATGTCCTCGGGGGTAGCGTCTTCTGGCAAGAGAAGCTCTACTCTGTTGTGAAGAGACACCGAGCCGTTGTGGGAGCCACCCTTATTGAAGAAATCTGGAGTGTTTCCACTTCGGTTAGCCCTAATAAATTGGAACTTACCTTTGCCATCAGTAAGGTCTCCTCTGTATGTACGGCCCTTACTGTATCCATCAACGTCATTGGAGTTCCACTCTTTTTCAAAAACAAGAGAACCGTCTGGGTTGACCTTGTACTTATCTAGCCTGGATGTGTCTTGAACATCAGATAACTGTTGCTTAGCTAGCTTTTTAGTCCAAGCGTTCCCTGCCCAGTTAGTCAGCTTAAAGGAAAGACGGATTTGCTTTGCGCCGTCTTTTTCTACTTTTTGAATACGAACTTTTAAGTCTTCTATGTCCGCGCTGTCAAGCATAATCTGAGCGCCGTTGGTGGCGTCTATAGGGTCACCAGAGTTTACTTTGTCAAGAGCACTCTTAAGGCTAGGAACTTGCGCAAGCGGAGTCGAGCTCCAATCTGCGTCACCCTCTAGAGTTTCTACAGCAAACCCAGGGCCCTCAACTGTGAACTTATCCGCTAAGTCTTGCTTGGCTTTCTCGATTACGGCTTTTTTAGCAGCTTCCTCTTTTTGCTTCTTTTGTTGTGCTGCTTGAGCAACGGCTTGCTTCTTTGCCTCTTCAGCTTTGGCACCCTGAGCCTTTATAGCTTCAGTACGAATTGAGTCGTCTACTTCAATCCCCAGCTCTTTGGACTGCTCGTTAGTTAAAAACTTCTCGCGGCTCCATACGTTTTTTTGTTCTAGCTTTTGAGTAGTGCCTTTCATTGGCCCGTCGAAGTACGTAACCTCTACGGCAAGCTCGCTTGGGAAAGTCTTTGTTATGACACCGTGGCTTGCAAGTTCTGGGTTTGGCGCGTCTGGGTCTTGGTTAGAAGCAATAATTCCAGGGAGCATATTCTGACCAGTGGATGTTGCGTCTTTTACCAAGTACTTTTTAACAAGGTTTTTGTACTCGCTTTTATTTGAAGCACCAAAGTAAGAAGTATGCATTGCAGAGTTTTTGTCTACAGCTACAGATTCAACTTCAGACAGGCTACTTTCTGGGGTAAGACCGCTTGGGGCCACTGCTTCAGCTGGTTGTACCTCTTCTGGCTCGGGTGTAGGTGCTTCAGGCGCTGGTGTCTCGGGAGTAGTTGGTGGGGTCGGTGTTCCGCCTCCGCCGCCGTCTCCTTCTTGTCCAGAGTCTTGGTCAGGTCCGTCCTCAGGGGATTGAGAGCCTTCAGGCATTAAGAAGGTGGAAGCTTTCCAGTTTGCTTTAGCTTCTCCTTCAAACTTTACCTTTGCAACGTCTGTGTAGGTGTAGACCTTGCCGCCAGCTTTAACAACATACTGGTCTTTTAGAGAAGTTACAATACCTTTTTTGCCTGTTTTAGTGTTAATAACAGTCATGCCAACCTTGACAACAGTTTTGCCGTCAGCAGATACGTAAGACCCTGATTGCTTAGGAGGCATAGAAGGCTGAAGCGTTGTTACTCCTTCTTTTTTAGACACTGAAGCAATTTTGTTTGGGAAGTTCTGGCTCTTGTAAATCTCATTAGAAATTCGGCTATCTAGTGCCGTGAAAGAGTGCCAACGACCCTTCATTTCTTTAACTCTAGTCTGCCCCGTCTCCTCGTCTGTTACGCGGTGATAGATGCTGAAGGTGTTATCGGAGTTGCGCTTAACAAGCACATCTAAACGTTTGCTACCAAAATTGAGAGAAGACACGACAACGTGGCCGTTATCCAAAACGCTGCCTTCATAATCCTCAATAACCTTTGCCCAAATTAAGTCAGGGTCTGTAGGATTGGCCAATTCTTGGGAAAGCTCGTCAAGGTCAATTTTGGAGACTTCAGCTGCAGGGATGTCTTCGTCACCGTCAATTGGGACGAGAGACTGTTTTATGTCGGCATCAGCTTTTTCTATAGGGGCTTCTATAGGCACAACCGCAGGCGCAGGGCTGTTCAGGTCGTCAAGGATAGACTGAACAAGTTCTGGGTCTTCTACCTCGTTATCTAAAAATCCTTGAAGAATCTGCTTAACTTTTTCGGGGTCTTTTGTGCCGAACAAAGCCTCAGCAATGTTTTCAACTTTTTCAAGAAGTTTTTGCTTTTGGTCTTGAGGCACTTCAGTTGGCTTTTGTGCTTCGACAGGCTCAATTTCCGTGTCAACAGTTATAAGGCTTGGCGTCTCTGGAGTGGCTAGGTCGGGGGTAGTTGCCTCGGAGGGGGTGTCATTCGCCTGCTCCATCTTTGACAGGCTGTATGCGTAGAACTTCCCATTAGGAAGTGTCCCACCAACAGCGACGTTCCCAGTTTGGGAAGTTTTCACTTCTGCTGGGGAAAGGTCTACTGTTTTGCCGTTGTACGTGAAGACAATGTTGTTTCCAGTAGCAATTGCATCCTGAATTTGAGCATCAAGGTCGTCAATTAGGTCTTCTGGGTCTATGTCGTCAAGTGAAAGAAGTACCTTCTCTGGACCGCCCTCTGACGCAGCAGGAGTTTCAATAGGTGCATCGTCAAGTCCATATATTTCAATAAGCTCGTTACGACGACGCTTTAGGTTTTCCTTAAGCTTGTCTGCAATAGATTGGCTGTCAATGCCCTCAATACCGCCGCCAAAGGCTGCGTCTACAAGTTCATCTATTTTGGCTTCGTCAATATTTGCAACGAGCTTTGCTGACTCAGCAATCTCGGCGTCGGTCATGTCTCCGAATACGCTTGCTGCCTGAGAGTTAACATTTGAATCGCGAAGTGAGCTAATCTGCTCTGCGACATTTGTATCCAGCTCTTTGGCCTTGTCAGCTCCCTGAGCACGGAAGAGCAGTGCACCACCAGCGTCAATACGGAAAGGCTTGGCGTTGGCAACAACAATGTTGTCCTTCTCAAGGCCGATGACATCGTAGTTGTTCATCCACGCGTCAACTGCAAAGCCCTTTTTGATTTCGTCAGTGATGTTTTGGTTAGGTGCAATCTGACCGAGAGTTCCGTCGGTTCCATCAATGAAAGGAGAAACTATAACCATTTTCCCAGCCTTGTTCTTACCAATGTAAGAACGACCAACGTCTAGACCAGCCTCTTCGTACAGCGCGGAGGCAAGAACTTCGTTAGCTGCGTGGGACTCACTCTGTGGGGTTTTAACGTAGTACTGTTGCCCACTGTCTGGGTCAACATAGAACGCACCTTGGTTTGACCCAGCTTGTCCTGCTACCTTTTTCCACTTGGACGTATCAAAGACTTGACCCAATGAGCCGCTTTGTGCTTCAGGGATAGTAATTTCATCGGGCTCAGTTGTCGTAGGCTCGTCGAGCGCAAGGCCCAAGAGCACATCTGCGGTCTGTGCAAAGTTGTCTTGAAGAGTGCCTTGAGAAGCCATCTTGCTGATTTGGTCAGCAGTGAACCAACCAATCTCAGAGTTTTCTCCGTCTTTTAGCGACAGGTCGTTTAGCTGTCCTGGTCCTACTTCAAATAGGTGAGTATTGTATGTCCAGTCAGGAGCAACTTGATTATCAAACTGACCTACTGGAACAACAAAGTCTGGGCTTAAGTCGCCATCAACTTCTTCTTCGAATTCATTGATTGCAGTGATGATGCCGTTATTTTCTTCGGAGTCGCCCTTGTCCTTGTGGGCACCACCTGGGTACCCCCACTTTCCGCCACCCTGTGAAAGTCCAGAGGAACGCTTTGCGAGGAAGTACTCAAAGACGCCTTCGTTGTTTTTACGGCGAACTAGAGCGCCCGCTGCACCAAACTTGCCCCAGAAACGTTGTCCGTTAGCAGAGAAGAAGTAGCCATCGCCTTGGTCAAGGTTATTGCCGCCGCCCATTGGAGCAAAGAACGGCAACTGAGGTGGAGTCATCAACCCGTTTCGTAGCTTCTGAACATCAGAGCTAGAGATTCCGTCAGCATAGTAAACACCGTCAGCATCTTGCTTAATGTCGTAGCTCTGCCACTTCTCAATGGTAGTTTCCGTGTCGACATTAGGAGCTGCTTCTTCAATAACAGGAGCGTCAACTTCACCGTTGCGGCGTCGAATCTCGTAAGCCTGGAACTTTACCCAAGACTTGTTCATACCGTACTCTTTGCCATTTATAAGCAAACGACGTCTTACAAACATGTTGTCTGAGTCAGCTGGGTCCTCAACAACTTCGAGGACTTCAAACCAGCCACCTGATGGAGCGCGGAGGAAGTCCCCTGCCTGCCACTGCTCAACAGGGACTTTGCCAAGCGATGTGGTGTTCTCGTTGTCATTTACCCAGTTATTTGAGATGGAGTCACCTAGTACGGATTGAATTTCTAGGTCGCCGTCCCCTAAATCAACCTTAGCTGCGGCTGTAGCAGAAGTAACCTCATCAGAAGTTGGACGAACCTTAGGCATTGTCTTTATAATTTCGTCAACTGTAGAGACCTTAGCGTCGCCACCAAAAGTATCTTTAACGATTTTAGAGACAGGAAGGCTTGTGTCAGCGAGGTCTTTTTTAGCCTGGGCTGCTTTGAACTTTACAAGTTCCTCTTCATACTTTTGCATGTTGGCGTCAACGTTAAGAGCTGAGAGTCCTTGCTTTGTCTTAGACATCTCTTCTAAAAGATTTTTTAAGATTGGAGGAAGTACATCACTATCAGTTACCGCGTCGTGCCAGCTGCCGTTAGGTACAATTCCGTAGCGGCTTGCAACGTTTTGAAGCGTGTGCGCTTTGTAGCCTCCGTTAATAACAAGACGAGCTAGGGATAGGGTGTCTATCTCCCCGCCTGGATTGTACTGAAGGTTGAACTTTTGGGCGAAGCGCTTCATAATGCCACCATCAAACGGCACGTTGTGAGCTAGAACAATTGTGTCAGGGCCAATCTTTTCAAGAAGCTTTGTCATCTGCTCTTGGATAGAAGGCTGCTCTGCCAAGAACTCATTAGAGACTGGCTTACCAGAAGGGTCTTTTAGGGTCTCGTCTGGGTCGGCGTTCTTGTAGAAGTCTGAAAGTGGCACTTCTGGGTTCATCCAGTAAGCTCCGACGCCAGTTGATAAACCATCTTTGATTTTGGTCCATGCAACTTGAATAGGTGTCTGGCCTTCAAATGCACCGTCAGCTGCAGTCTCGAAGTCGAGATAGATTATCTCTTCTTTTTCTAGAAGCTCTAGGAACTTTGTAGGGTCGCCAGCTGCTTCAATTTCAATCTGCTTGAGCCTATCCCCAGAGAATGCTGGAAAGGCAGGAGGCTTTGGCTTAGAAGGAGTCTTTTTCTTAGGCTTGTCGGTGGCTCCCGTTTGAGCAGTTGAAACGGAGTCTGGGTCAATTGGAGGAGTAAAGCCTTCTGCGGAGAGCTTCTTTGCTTCCTTGAATGCGGCTTTCTTCTCTACTAAATCTAGGTCAGTCTTGTCTGGGCGTGAAAGCGCTGGCTTTTCTCCAGGAGCTGGCAAGTTAGAGGCACCGCGCATTACCGTAATCTCAGTGGTGGCGTTCCACTCTTTTGTCTGCGAAACGTGTCCAGGGTAGTAACCCTTAACAACAGCTTTTCCGTCTACCTCTTCTACGCCTTCAATAATGAAGTACTCGTAAAAATCAGAACCCCACTCTTTTTTGAAAGTGACGTCTCCAGCTTTAACTTCTGTAGCCTTAACCGTAGTTACACCAACGGGGGTTGCTGGGCTAAACGGTAAGGCAACTTCCTCGGTCTGCCACACAGCAAGAGTCTGGATGTCAGGTTCGGTCCATAGCCCCTGAGCTTGCGCTAGGTTTTTGTTGTACTCGTCTAAAGCATCAAGAAATTTGCTACGAGCTTCTGCGTCCTTAGGAACAAAAACCCCTAAGTTCTTGTCCTTAAAAATCTTACCTTCGGGGTCAAATTCTTTTGGCTTTGGCTTAGATAGAACTGGGAGGTCTCCCTTTGCAGGAGCTTCTACATTGCGGTAAACTTTAATCTGAACATTCTTGCCCCAGAGCTTTGTCTTCTGAGTCTGGTGTCCAGGGTAGTATCCCTCAATCCAAACGCTTCCTGGCTTTTGTGCCTCTGAGTCAGCGTCGGAGAATACATTTTCAATTACAAAGTTGTCAGAGAACGTAATATCCCCTGCTTTAAGGTTCTCGGCACTGGCGCTTAGTAGAGCTGGTCCGTCTGGTTCTCCTGTTGAGATTTCTGACGTAGATGTGGCTGTGTCAGCGGCGGCTACTGGTTCGTCTGCAGCTGGAAGTTCTGCTACTGGGGTTTCTTCGGGGGTAGCTTCGACTTCTTCAACATCCTCGCCGTCAATAGCGTCTTGGATTTGAGCATTAGTAGGCTCGTCAAAGTTTTGCCCTTTTAAGCCCTCTGCGTAGATAGCATCTATCAGCTCGTCGGTGTCCACGCCTTGCAGCTGAAGTGCGTCACGAATTGCCTCGGCTGGAACGTTTGCTAGGTACTGCTCCCCTTCAGGAGTGTCCATGCCCAAGATTCCATAACCTGGAGTTGCATTTCCTGGCTCTATAGAGCGGCGAAGCTCCTTGATAAGTTCTTCGTTTTTGTAATCGTTAGCAATGTCAACTGGGCTGACAGAAAAGCCTTGAGGTGCATCCTGAGGAGTGTCGCCCTCAATTTCATTGAAAGGTGCTTCGTCAATTGCTGAGTAACCCTCTGGAACATCAGAGTCTGAGTAAGCTTTGTTTTCTGGGAGGTAGGCCTTGTACTCGCCTGAATCCAAAAATGCTTGCTGCTCATCTTTGGTCATTCCCTCAATCAGTGGAGGAAGCTTTTTACCCGTAGGCTCGGCCTTAGCTGCTTCAGGAAGCTCGTCACCTAGGGCTTCTTTTGTCCCCTTAGGAACCTTAGTCCCTAAGTCACCGTTGCCGACTTTGTAGATATCATCAAGAATGGCTTTAGCGTCTTCGCCCTTTTCGTTAAGAGCTTCGTAGATAGCCTCAACTGGAACTATCTCAGCGCCGTCAGAGAAGTCCAAGTAGCCAAAACCGTTGCCAGGAACGCTATCGGAACCAACAACACCCTCATTTAGAGCGTTAACTAGGTCTTTAGCTGAGAACTCTTCTGAAAGTGCAGCAGGGTCATCGGTAAAGTCCTCAGACTCTTGCCCTTCAGTAGCCCCCTGAGGCTCGTAGGAAGCGTTTGTATCTATTTCATAGTAGTTAGCTGGTACAGAGGGTGATTCGGTCTCAGGGGTGTCGTCTGTGGCTGCAGCAGGAGCTTCCTCGTCCTTCTGAGTTCCTTGCTCGTCAAAATCATCTAGCCATGCGTCTGGGTTTGCGTTTCCAACGGAGTCGCGAAGAACGCGGCCCGTCTCGGAGTCGATAACAGTGCCGTCTTCCAACATAAAGTGACTACGGGTTGGGTCAAGTGGGAACTCGCCGCCTGCATCTTTAAAGCTTTTTAGTTTCTTCTGGTAAGCAGTCTGTAGTGACTTGGACGCATTCTCGTCTCCAGGAATCTCTTCCCCGTCAAAGTTAGCTGTATCAACCTTGTCGCCAACCTTAAGCTCTGGGTCAAGAAGGCCAGCAGAGCGTGAAGGACGCTGTGGGTCAGCTGGCTCGCCTGCTTCGTAAAGGTCCTCGTCTTTAGCGATAAAGTCTTGAACATCTGCCCAAGACTGAGCAACAGCAAAGTCTTTATCTTTGTCATCTTTACGGCGAACAAAATAAACAGGCAGCGCTGGGTTAAGCTCGCCGTCTTCGGCCATGCCTAGAGCAACAACGTTGTTACCTTCAGCTTCTTTTTGCTGCTGGGCTTCAAACTTGTTTCTTGCGGCAACGTTGGCTCCGTTGTCAAACTTTAGGACTTCATAGTTGTCGTTATCGTCAACAAATTTAGTTCCAAGGTCAATCTTTGGTCCGTAGTAGTCAATGTCTTCCTGCGTAGGCTTATAAGACGGGTCTTTTTTGTAGCCATCTGGAGAATCTACAAACTCTAAGTCTGCTTCGTCAACCACATCGCTATCAGCTGCTGATTTGGCTGGAGTCTTGCTGAATCCTTGAGCGTCCTGTTGGTTGGGAAGAATTGCCTTAACAGACTTACCAGCAGAGGCTGCTGTTCTAATTAGCCTGCCATCTGGTAGTTCTTGGATAAAAGTCTTGTTATTTGGGTTGGTCGAAACAACTCGACCAGCAAGCCACGAAACGGTCCCGTTTATACGGCGCACTAGCCTGCGGATACCGCCAAACATGTTGGCAAACTTACCTTCACTGTCTCGAAGCTGGAAGCGCCAGAAGCCTTTATTGCCACCCATTTTAAATGCGGCAACCAATGCAACTAGAGGAACCTGAGTTGGTCCCATTGCGTTCAGACGAGCAACAGCGTACTGGTGGGCAGAGCTTCCTAGCTCAGCGGTAAAGGCAGATGCGAGAAGCGGCCCAACTAGGGGGTCGGTAACGCGAGAGTCGTCAGCAAACCAACGTGCTTGCGCCTTACGAAGTTCTTTCCAGTCCATTGCACTTTTGCGAGTAGACCGAGGATGTGATACGGGGAGCAGGTTCGTGTGGGCAGAAGCGGTAAGCCCCTTATCCAACTGGGCAAGTGCCGCGAAGTCTGAGAGGTCGGAAAAAGCACGGTGGCGGCGAAGGGAGTAAGTCTGGTCGGCAGTCTTTGCAAGAGAGCGTGTGGCGACTTTTTTAGCCATGCCAGCTGTAACTCGGCGAGATGCGCGGTGACCTTCGTTTAGCTCTGCAAGAGAAGAAAGAATGTCGCGAATGATGCTCGCATTTTGTCCGTCAAAAGATAGCGTATGTGTTGCTGGCTTAATCGGGTATTCGTTACTCATTTTCAGAGGCCTCTCTTGGCAATAAGTCTGCATCTAAACTGTCGTGTGTCAAAGTTGAGAGAAGCTTCGCTCTTACGTATGGGTCTTCCCCGTTTCGTATTGCACGGAGCCAGCTTGCCTTGATAGCTTCTTCTGCTTCGTAGCCAAAATCTGAAAACTCGGTAAGAGCAAGAATTGCTTCCTGTGCTGTTTTAAAAGTGTTCTCTGCGGGCAGCTCGATTTCGAGTTCAGCTTCTGCGTAAGCAGAGGCCGTTATAAGTTCTAGCTCGGAGTGGTCCTGAGCGTCAGCGGTCAAGGGCTCGGTAGAAGAGTCTTTCTTGGTGGACCTTGGGTGTGAAGCAGGAAGTAGGTCGTTGTCCTGTACGTAAGCAGCCTTAGAGGGTTTACCTGAGGAAAGCAAACGCAAGAACGCGTTAACGCGAGCAAGTGCCCAAGAGTTTCGGTTCTGTCCAGGTCGGTAGCTTGTGGAGAAGGCCCCAGCTCCGCGGCGGTAAACAGCCTTTAGCATCCCAAGAGTTGCGCGGCGTCCCTTCGATGCTTTTTTATTGTGGGTCTCAACCTTGTTGGAAAGAGCTTTTTCTACGGCCTTTGAGAAGGTAATTTTCTTACTGCCAGAAGCCGAGCCCTTTTTGTTCTTTGAAGAGCCTTTTACTTGGTCCTTCTTGGGAGCAGGAGTCTGGGCAGCAGTGCGCTTCTTTTTAGCTGCAGCTTCGTCGTCGTGCTCAGAGTCCAACATAAGATTTCCGTCTGGCATGTAGTGATAACCTTCGGGAGCTTCTGGTCTTGGGGCATTCTCGTCGTGTGCCGAGTCTGGCATTAGTGCACCGTCTGGCATGTAGTGGAAGCCCTCAGGGGCAGCTGGCCTGTTCTCAGCGGCAAACGTTGCAGCTTCGGCGATAGCTGAAGTAGTAGCAGGAACGCAGTTAGGAACTTGATTACCGTTTTTACCCTTCTTCATTCCTATTTGGACGTAGCCGTCCCAGCATGGGCTATTGGAAAGCTCTTCGGAGGCATACTCTTCTCTGATGGTCTTGCGAAGTTCGTGAACTTCATTCTCTAGAGTCGACAGAGTACGGATAAGGCTGTTCTTATCAGAAACGGTAATTGACGAAGTTGGTTGAGGCATAGGAACGTTGCCCTGCCCCTTAGCTAGCTCGTCCCCTTTTTCCATAATTAGTTAGCTTCTTCTTCAGGGGCAGGCTCGCCCGCGGCTGCTCTTTTCAAAACCTCTTCAACTTCAGTTGGCAACGGGGCAACGGACTGGCCTTGCTGTGCTGCACGAACTGCATTCATAATCTCTGGGGAAACAGCGCCAAGCATCGCTTCGGTAAGTTCTGGAGTTAGCGAGCCCTTTTCCTGAAGCATGCGTATTGCAAGCTCTGTAGGAGTGGGGGCATCTTGGTCCGAGAAGCCGTGCGCACGTCTCCATGTGTCGTAGGACACTGCTCCGCGGTCAAAGCCTGCGTCAGCATCGGTTGCCCTGTCGTTACGTGTAGAAACGGCTGAAGGGTCATACCAAACGGTGATGCGAGAAACTTCTGACTCTGAGTAGCCGTTGGCAATTAGGTACGGACGCAAGTAGACAACTGTTAGGGCGTCAACAATAAGGAGCATCAAAGGCTCGATGTGAGCTTTATAAAGAGCTTCGTCTATCTGGAGCGCATTGGAGTACTTAACGTTGGCAAGCCCCGTAACGACGTCCTTAGGAACATCTAGGCCCTGCAAGATACGCTCTAGTACGCGGTCGGAGCGCTCAGCTAGCGCTGGGTCGAAAGAACGCTCGAACTTAAACTGCTTGATGGCATCGCCAAGCTCGGCAGGTCCACGGATAATCAGGGGCACAACTGCAGATGCGGACTCTTCGTCACGAATCGGCGTGGTCATCGCGTCCATCAACTGCTCTTCAAACTCGTCTTCTGCTTCCTCAGCTGTGAAGCCAGCGCCAATTCCATCTTCAGAATCGTAAGGGTAGTTTGCAGGGTCGCCCTGTGCAGCTACGGAAAGACCGTCTGGCAAGTAAAGAGCGCCAGCGTTTAGGCGTGAGCGAGCGGTTGCACGGAAAGTTCTGTTCAACAAAAGCAATTCTGCGCAAAGGTCTAATAGACCGCGCAGGCTCGAGTCGGACTCGTCTGAGTAGCGAGGGTGTGAGCGCCAGATACGGCCAACGAAAGCGTTCTTGCCTAGGTTGACAACTCCTGAGTTTTTTCCGCCACCCTGCCCTGCGCCTTGTTCGCGGCGACCAATAACGTTTAAGTTTCCGCTACCGTCAGCTACAACTTCATCAACGGAACGGATGTCCCAAGACTCGGGCTCTCCAGTTCCTCTACGGGCTGGCATCTGAACTAGGTAGCATTCGCCAGTAACTGAAAGATTGAGGGCAGCATCTTTCAAAAGACCTGGCTGTCCACCGTAGGCGGAGTTGAGGCGGGAAAGTGCGCGTTCTGCGGCTGAGGCAAGGTTCTGGTCGATTGAGCTGGACTCGCTCGCTGCAACAGGAGACTGGCTTGGGTCGTCAATTGCAGCCGCAAAGATGCGGATACGTGAGACAACGGATGCAACTAAGTTGAAGGCGTATTTGATTTCGCCAATTGCGTCGTAGTACTCCCAAGCTTCTGACTGCCAAGCGGAGGATGAAGCGGAGCGGCGCGCTTTAAACTGCTCGAACTCGGCCTTGTCGTTCATTTTTACTTGCGAGGCAGCAGCCGTAAGGGCGCGGGGAGAGTTAAAGGGAACGGGAGTTGGGGCGTTGAAGAAGAAAGATGCACCAGCTGGCTGTGGAAGTCTTGAGCTCCCGAAAGGCTTGCCTTTGCTAGATTTTTTAGCGCTAGCTTTTGGAGCTACTGGCTCCTGTGCTGGCTCTTCTCTTTTAAATACACCCATTGGGCGGTCTCCTCGTCAATTAGTTGCGGAATACAAGTTATTTTTGCTCGTACGCGGTCAACAGGCCTGCTATTGCCGACGCCGCAAAAACGGCGTAGACGTAAACAAGTACTGGGATAATGATAACGGATGGTACAACTAGTGATGCGACCCAAATAGAGGTGCACCAGTCACAAGTTATTAAGTAGCCAAGCTTGCTGCTCTGCGGTGGGTGTTTTTTCCAGAAGCGATTTCTCAGGGGCTCGAAGATAACGTCGGTTGTGATGAGCCTACTGAGTCGGAATACTGCTAGTCCGATGATTACAAACTCAAACAGTGTCATTCAGGGTCCTGACTGGAAGCTATGAAAGCGCCGTACGGGTTCCAACCACGAAGGCGAGTGCCACAGCCGCAGTTGTTATCCTTAGCAACAGCCACTATCTTACCTGACTCAGTCAAAATGTAGTGAATCTTGTCCAGCTTCTCTAATTGCGTGATTTTCTCCTTGAAAACAATTTGAGTGCCCTCTGGAGAATCAACGCCAATAATTAGCGTGTCCTGAATAACCACAGCTCTGGCGGTATCAACTCTTCTGGTCCCCTGTGGAACGTCGCCAATGATATTTAGCTCAGTTATGTCGGAAAGGGAGCCTGGAGGAGCCAACCTGATGATTGCTGGGAAAACGTCCATTGTTTTTACTATTGCCATTACTTGGTGTACTCCGATGGGATATAGAAGTCCTCCCAACCTAAAGCCTCTTTGGCAATAGGAAGCGGAACTATCAGCGGTCGGGTGCGCTCGCTAGAGCGGATGAATTCGAATACTTCGTCTCTGGTGCGAATAAGAGTGGCATTCTGCCAATCGCGGTTCTTTATAAGCGTCTTGAGCGGAAAGGCCATGGGAAAACGTGAATTTTCAGCGGTCATGGTCTCAAGAAAGCGAGACTGGGCTGAAGTCTTAGTTTTGGGGTTCATCCAAATAACAACAGCTAGCTCAGCTTCTGTGTAGGTGCCGCTCTGGGTAGTGTAAGTTCTCACTTGCTCAGTCTTCTGGCCATAGCGCGGTATGAAACCCCAGCGGCTGTAGCAATCTTTGCTGTGGGGACGCCCATGCTTCTGAGAGCCACAGCCAT